TGGGTCTACGCCCTAGTAATTCTTTGGACAAACTTAGGAAGGCCACAATTAATTGGATCTTCCAACCTCTAGGTATAAATACTACCGATAAATATTTGGACAAAAATTTTTGGCTGGATTCAAGTGACCGATTAATGTATGAGGGCAAAGCACCTCAACTTTCTGACACCAGATCTGCCCGTATGCCAGCTTTCTTTGAACATGCAAACACAAATTTACCCCAGTACGCTTAAGGTTTATTCCGATAAGCTAGAAGGATTGGTTGCCGATATTGAACAGAAGTTCGCTTGGCAACCTGTTCATCCAAAAGAACAAATCGAATCAATCATGTACCGAGCTGGTCAAGAAAGCGTGGTACAATATATTAAACAATTATTAGAGGACGATTAATTATGTGTATAGGACCATTCCGTCCGAAGGCTCCAAAGATGTTGGCCATGCCTGATCTAGGTGCCTCGAATCGAGCTGCTACTGATCAGGTAGGTCAATTACCTACAGCACGTGATACTAAAACAGCAAGTGATATAGCATCAGTAAATTACGGAACAAATAAAAAACAAAGTGGGTCAGCAGCAGGTAACAAAACAGGAACAGCTGCTTTAACAATAGATAAACAATTTAATACAGGTAACACAAACCAAGGAAGTAATACTGGAGGGATAAATGTATGAACAAAGCAAAGGCAAGATATGATCAGTTAGCAACTAACAGAAGTCAATTCTTAGATACAGCTGTTGAATGTTCAGAACTTACCTTACCATATTTAATACAACATGACCTCAGACAAAGAGGTAACACTAAAAGTTTAACACAACCATGGCAGTCAATCGGTGCCAAGGCGGTAGTTACATTAGCAGCAAAACTAATGTTAGCTATGCTACCTCCACAGACTAGCTTCTTCAAACTACAAGTCAGAGATGATAAGTTAGGAGAAGAAATGGATCCATCAATGAGGAGTGAGTTAGACTTATCTTTCTCTAAGATGGAACGTATGGTCATGGATTATATAGCTGCATCAAGTGATAGAGTTGTTGTCCATCAAGCACTAAAACATCTGATTGTATCAGGTAATGCTCTTATCTTTATGGGTAAGGATGGTTTAAAGAACTTCCCACTCCAAAGATATGTTGTTAATAGAGATGGTAACGGTAACATATTAGAAATAGTTACTAAAGAATTAATTAGTAGAAAGGTTTTAGGTGCTGAACTGCCTGAACCATTACCTAATGCACCAGGAGATGATGGGTACAAAACAGGTTCAGAAGAAGACGACGTAGAAGTATACACTTGCGTTAAACTAGATGAGAATAGTGGTCGTTGGGTTTGGTATCAGGAAGCAGAAGGTATGGTTCTTCCTAATAGCCGCAGCACAGCACCAAAGAATGCCTCACCTTGGTTAGTTCTTCGTTTTAATACAGTCGATGGAGAGGACTACGGACGTGGTAGAGTAGAAGAGTTTATAGGAGACCTAAGATCACTTGATGGACTATCACAGTCCCTTGTAGAGGGTGCTAGTGTAGCATCTAAAGTTATCTTCCTTGTGTCACCTTCAGCTACAACTAAACCACAAACCTTATCCAAGGCTGGCAATGGTGCTATCATTCAAGGTAGACCAGAAGATGTAGGAGTTGTACAAGTAGGTAAGACAGCTGACTTTGCTACAGCTGCTAGTCTTGTACAACAAATAGAGAAAAGAATATTAGATGCTTTCCTTGTACTTAATGTTAGGGATAGTGAGAGGACTACAGCAGAAGAAGTTAGAATGACACAGCAAGAGTTGAATGAACAACTCGGTGGTTTATTCTCACTGTTAACTGTTGAGTTCCTTGTACCATATTTAAATAGAACCCTGTTAGTATTGCAACGTAGCAATCAACTACCTAAGTTACCTAAAGATATAGTACGTCCTAAGATAGTAGCTGGAGTTAACGCTCTAGGTAGAGGACAAGATAGAGAAGCATTAACTACATTCATTCAAACTATAACTCAAACACTAGGTCCAGAGGCATTACTTAAGTTTGTAGATCCTAGTGAAGCTATCAAAAGATTAGCTGCAGCTCAAGGTATAGATGTATTAAATCTAATCAAGACACCTGAACAATTACAGGAAGATAAGCAGCAGCAGCAACAGATGCAAGCACAGCAATCATTAACTGATCAAGCAGGTCAATTAGCATCTACTCCACTCATGGATCCATCTAAAGATCCTGAAGCATCAGATAGAATCAATACATTAAGTCAAGCATTAACACAACCACCTGAATAATTATGGCAGAAACATTAACATACGATCCTGGTACTAACGAGCAAACTAATACTGAAAACTTATCTCAAGAAGAGCAAGAATCTCTGAAGGTAGGTGAGCAATTAGTAGAACAACAAGAGCAGTTATTAGCAGGTAAATATAGAGACGCAGAAGAATTAGAAAAAGCTTATGTTGAACTTCAAAAAAAGTTTGGAGAAAAAGGTGCTGAAGATAGCGAGGAAGCTAGGGACACCGAATCTTCTGACAAAGAAACAGACACAGAAGATGAGAAAGAAACTGAAGAAGATGCTGAGTACTATCTAGAAGATGGTAAGGTCAATTATGAAGCAGTTAATGATGCTTACGGTGAAAAGCTAGGTGATATATTTAAAGATTCAGAAGTAGATCCATGGAGTATTAATAAACATTTCCATGAAAATGAGGGTACTATCACTGATGATATGTACAAATCATTAGAAGATGCTGGCTTATCTAGAGCATCTATTGATGCATACTTAGCTGGTAAAGCTGTTGAATCTGGATATACACAAGTAGAAGGTAATGATATATCTGACTCACAAGTAAATCAAATAAAGACTTTTGCTGGTGGAGAAGAAGCTTACAACAACTTAGTTACATGGGCTGGTCAGAATTTAGACCCAGAATCTATTGAGGCTTTCGATAATATTGTAACTAATGGTAGTATCCAAGCTATACAATTAGCTGTGTCTGGTTTGAAGAGCCAGTATGAAGCAAGCAATGGTTACGAAGGTAAGATGTATAGTGGTAAAGCTGCTAAAGGTGGTACCGATGTATTCAGAAGTCAGGCTGAATTAGTAGCAGCTATGGGTGATCCTAGATATGATAGAGACCCAGCATACCGACAAGATATTATAAACAAACTAGAAAGATCTGACAACTTACAATTCTAACGGAGATTAATTATGGCTAGAGGAGACGGAACAGCTGTTGTAGGATATGATCCTAATAACAGAGATAATGCTATGCACGTAGAATATATGGTGCATGAGACAGGAGCTAGATGGTTTATACCATACAATAACGGTGGAAGTACTGCTGCTCAACTTGCTCAGTGTGATAAGGTAGCTGGAGATACAGCTGATGGTTCAGTAGCAGCTAGTGAAACGGTGGTATCATAATTATGCCAACATATAAAGAAGCAAAGCAGATGAGTAAATCTGCAAGGGAATCTCAAAGACTTGCAGCTGAACGAGAGCGTAAGAAAAAGTATAACCCTGATGGAACTCTAAGAAAAAATAGAAAGAAATTGACAGTAAAATAGGTGTATCGTGGCGACCTGAACTTTCATCATCGCCCTTTAACTTACTCATTATTTTAATGAACGACACAGAAGTAATCGCACTTCAAGCACCTATCGAATACACTATGAACGACAACGCTGAACTTCAAAATGGCCGCTGGGCTATGATTGGTATCATATCTGCTCTCGGAGCTTACGCCACGACTGGACAAATTATCCCTGGTATATTTTAAATGAAAAAAATCACTCTAGCTATTGCAGCTACACTATTCTCCAGCCCTGTATTGGCTGGACCTTATGTTAACGTTGAATCAAACGCTAACTACACTGGCTCTGATTACACATCAAGAGCTACAGATTTCCACATAGGTTATGAAAACAATATTGGAGATCTTGCATATTATATTCAAGGCGGTAAGACGCTTAATGCTGCTGATGGCGTTGATTCAGAGTCTAATTTCTCTGGCAAGCTTGGTGGTAATATCTCTGCTACAGATAAACTTGGTTTCTATGGTGAAGTATCTTT